CCATAACCACTATATGTGTCTACCGGGGAACTAATTATAAAAACTGGTTTGCTCATTAATATGTAATTTTATGGTTTAAAAATCTTCCTTTATATTCGGTTGCGTTTACTATTTCGTAATCTTCCCTTGGTTCCCATATTGAAAATAATTCTTCAAATGACTCCATTACTCTTTGTGCTTGGATTTCAGCTGTGAAACCTGCTTCATCACTTAAAGCCCATTCTCTACCTTTTAATCCCTTAGCTTTACGTTCTTCATTCGTAAGTTCGTATATTTCTTTTATTCTATCACAAACATCTTCCCATGCACATCTATCGTCAAAGATATAAGGTGTTTGAGGTGAACCTTGTATTGATCTAGACGTTGGATAAACTGGGAATACCCATTCACCATGTTCTTTATATGTACCTCGATGATTAGAAGGTATATCAGCACTTGGTGTAAACCATTCTCCATTTTCATCAACAAATCTCATTTGGTCCTGCATACCACCTGTTACGTTAGCAATTACGGGTGTTCCTGTTAACATTGCTTCCGTAATAGTTAAACCCCACCCTTCGTTGGATGTAATTAATATTTGAACGTCTGCTATATTATACAACCAATTTAATTGTGTTCTTGATAACTTAGAATGGGAGAATATGATGTTTTTTTCATAATCTTCACCAAAAAGATATTCGGATACAGCACCTAAATCCGTACCATGGTCTGTGGTTATTTCGGTGTGTAGAATAAATCTACACTTATCTGCTTTTTCCTTAGGTAGAGAGTCTAAAAATGCTCTAAAAGCCAACATAGCATCTGGTATTTGTTTTCTACGGATGTTTCTAGAATTGAAGAACATTACATAATCAACGTCTTTACCTACAATATTATTTCTAAACTTTTGGAACTCCTCGAATTCATCATGGGATTTATCTATAGGGTAAAATTGTTTGTGGTTTAAACCATGAGGAACATATTTAAATACTCTTTTACTATTATCACAATCTGCTAGGACCAGTTTATTAATATTAACTGTTTGTTTTGAAATACCCATTAACAAATCACAGGCTTCGTAGTATGGTTTATTATACATTGGAGCAGGATAATCATCCCAAATATTCAAATAAACTAGGGGGCATTGTTTTCTAATTTGGTCCTCCATATTAAAAATGTGTCTAAAATACCTAGGATCCGTAATTAACATTACAGCGTCGGGTTTTTCAACGGAAAGTACATTTTGTAATTCTGTTGTTTGAGCATACCCATCTACGCAATACAAAATTACGGATGCATCCTCTATCCCTGCTTCTTCGTTAGTTGCTTTTGAAACATCTAAACGTTTTCCCTTTTCAGGATGTTTGATTGCACCTGCTACATTCACCCAATTAAAATGGTGGGAAGTATGAATTACTATTTCTTTTGCTATAGTAGCGACACCTGAGTGTACTCTAATATCATCACAAACTAACAATATCTTCTTCCTTTGGTCTTTGGGGATGTGTTTAAAACTCTTATTCATGTAAATTCTGGTTTATATTTCTATATTTGTTTGGTTTGAAATTTGTTTTCGGAAATCCTCATCTGTAAGATACAAAAACAAAGCACGATCGGCAAGTTTTTGGAAACTAAACTTTCTCCTCACACATTCTATTTTAAAATTTTCGAATAATTCACTTTTTACTTTAACACTGGTTAATGTCATTTTTTTAGCATCTGCCATAATTTTTGTTTTTAATAATGTTTATTTTTGAGTATACGTATATACTAGTTTAATATATTATACCTTCACCACAATGTTCTTTATCTTCCTTATAGGGACAGAACCTACAATTCCAGGCACTTACTTGTTTTGGGTATTCTTTTTCTTTAATTTTCCCACTAGAGTTAAAACATTCACTAATAAAATCATTAATTGCTTTTTTTGCTCTACCTAATTTAATTTTTCCACTAGGTGGTGAAAATGTTTGTACTCTATATGCCTGATGTGGTGACATAAGTTTTTCATCATCCCAATCTAATATTTTTCTTTTTAATATGAAAAATTCTATTTCAATTTTATCTAATGGTATACCATACTGTTCACTGAAGTATTGTTTGTATAATAATAACTGAAACTGTTTGTCTTCGTTTTTCTTGTCTTGATCTCTCCAACCACGAGTACTGGTTTTTATGTCGATTATCTTGAATGTCTCTGTTGCTTCGTGGTACATGACAACATCCAAATACCCCATATATAAGACGTTGTTTAACGTTTTATTTGGTGCAATAACGATTGGTATTTCACAACCTACTAAACTATACCCTCGTTTTGAAAAATAACCACTTTTCTTCTTCTTAAACCAGCTTAATATACCAAGACCATCTTCAAAAAATTCTCTCATCTCCTCAGCGTTTGAAAAATGATTTTCTTTGTTTGCTTTATATTGTTTTTGGTATTCTCCTATATACTTTTCTCTAAATAGTTCCTCTATATCAATTCTATCTGCTTCTGCACCACTTGTCTCATACATTACATCTAAATAATGTTGTATTACCTCATGCATAGCAGTTCCAAATACTGTATGGATTGAAGAAGTAAATCTTCTTACTTTGTCTTTGTATTGAAGTTTCCAACGATGTTGACAACCCCTATAAATAGACATTTGGGAATATGATATGTTTTTTTGATAAGCATAATTCACGGGTGAAGGTGGATTGTTTCTTATTTCCTTTACAATGTTCGGGAGTTTTCTAGCCAAAATTTATAGTTTTTAGGGAGGAATGAGTTTTCTTTAAGTGGTTTTTGATAAAATTTATCACTTTCACTTCTATTAGGAAAAATATCTTTACCCTCCGTTATTAATTTCCTGAGTGCTTCAGGGTTTTTTACTTCACTAGTATTAAATTCTTGGTGAGCGTACGATTCTAATTTTGTTATTATCTTGTCTACAGACATGAAGAAGGTTAAATGCCAACCAGCATTACTTACTGATATCCATTCTTTAAGCCTAATTTGACTTGGTGTTAAACCTAATGTAAGTAGTTTTTGATAATATAGGATTTTTGAATTCTTTGTGGGGGGGATATTTAACCCCGTAGTTAAATTATAGTAATACCAATCCATACATAAACCTAAAGCCCCCTCACTAAATAGGGGATTAGTTCTAAAATGATTTATGATTAATGAGTTGGGGATTTCATCTAAATCTGATATGATAATGATATCGTTAGGTTTAGGTGATATTTGTTCTAAGGCAAATTTTATATTATCTCTTTGGTATTCTTCCCTAAACCAATCGTGGGCACTACTAATACCCATAGGTAAATCATCTACTACATAATAGTGAATTTTATGTAACCATTTGGAAAAACGATGTTTGTTTTTGTGGAAGTTGAGTTCTTTAGGTAAACCTGAGTGGGTTAAGGTTGCTTCCACAATAATAAAGGTATCTACAACGTCATCTAATTCCATTAGACGAAATTCTAACATATCTAATTCATTATAAAAGGTAAAGCAATCTATAACTTTACTACCCTCAGGTTTATTACTTTTAAGAGTTATGTAATCAATTTTATCCATAAATTAGTTTTTATCCCTTTTTCCACTTACCTCTACCTACTAATAAACTGATGATTCCGTAATTTGCTATATCGATAAATGTATCTTCCATACCTTCACCTTCAACAAAATTCCTACCATTAACTAGTAAGTTTTTTAAACGTGAAATTTTATCAGTTAATCTAATACATAACCCGGTTAGTGAGAATTTTTTATCCTCTGGGTTGTTTAGATCCCCTCCTAAAGTTATATTATTTAAACCATAATCCATATGTTTAGCTGCGAACATCACATACATTTCTTGTTGGATTTTGATAAATTCATCACTTAACTGTGGGTATTCTTTCTCAAATGCTACTACTGCTAATAGTCCTTGATTTGGTGGGTTTTTTGCATCCATAATTTCTCGGTCACTCATAATTTCTTCGTATTTACCAATTGAACTACCCATTGATTGTAAGTTTTTGCGGGAAATATTGATTTAATGCCTTTAATCTGTCGTCTGCATCTACTAAATTAATTAATGCTTCCTCGGCGTTTTTATAAAAATCCCCAGTTGAATGGTCTCCAATACCTACGGCTCTATTACCTAGTAAATCTAGAGATAAAAATGATTTTGCTTTATCTGCTTCTGCAGATGTTTTTAGCATGTTGTATAGTTCTTTTGTCATTTTAATAATTGTTTAAGTTCTTTTTTGTCTATCCCTCTATTGGTCAATATACGACTTATTTCTGTGGTATCCAATAGAGTTATGTATTCGTTTATTTCTCTTGAAGAGCATTGAAAATGGTCTCTTAAATGATCTACTAATTGGACATTTCTTTTTTTTATTGATGATT